CCACTCCAATTGCTGCAATGTTTTTCCCATTCCACAAGCCTCGAATAAACAAAATCTTTTCTTTTTCAATGCTTTTTTAACTATTGCTTTTTGATAATCAAAGAGAACTGGATTAAGATCGTTTATATCAATCTCAATGCCATTCATCTTTTTGAATTCACTTTTTTTATCTATGAACTCTAAATAATTCATTTTTTTCCTCTCCTTTCTGAAAGAGTAAGAACCGCCATATAATATCCTTCTTCTATTTTCTTCAACCTGTAGCCAATTAAATTAAATTTATCACTGTAATTTATACTATATTGATATTTCATTTCTTCAATTGAACTACATTTCAGCTCAACTTGTTGTAATTTCTTTATCATTTTGATGCCTCTACAAGCTATATTTTTAGGTTCGATAACTACACATTATCGCACCTTACTATATTTTCTCTAAACCATTACTGCGTATAGCTTTTGAGGATGTTAGAAAAATAAAAACTTTGTGTATTTTTTTAAGATTTCCATCTTATTGTTTCTTTCAATTCCTCAATGGCTGTTTTTAACGATTTTAGATTGTCATTCATTTCTTTTAACTTTAGCAACTTGTTTTCTTGTGCATTGAAAATAGCAATCTGTACAAGTAGATGAAGGATCAGTAATATTACAATACCCATTATTCATCATCGCTCCATTTCTTTTTAGATGCATCTATTGTAATTTTCAAAACACCTTCAAAAACAGCATTGGTTTTACTTTCATCATCTGGAATTACTTTTAATGATGATTTTACTCTCACATTTATTACTTCTACATCTGAGAACTCATCTATCACGTCTCTTGGATTGATACAATCAGTATCAACAATTAACATTCCATCCTTGTCATATACTTCTATTTGTTCATTTATATATACTGCAGATAGCAACTGTTCTAATGTTATTTTCATGTTGTCTCTCCTTTTTAGTATTTAATCGCTTCTACTTTTCTTTTCTTCTCTTTTTGAGAAGTGTTTGTGTAGATAGCTGTTGTTTTAACATCACTATGCCCCATTATTTTTGCTAATTCTGATAAAGAGCTGTTCCCGTTTTCATTGATCCATTGAATAGCGAACATGTGTCTAAATGCATGAGGATGCGCTTTATCCAGGTCAATTCCTCTACACATCCCGCATATCTTTTTGATATGTTCTCTTATTGTTTTTTCGGTTAGCATTTTTTGAGGGTCTTTTTTTCCAGGAAACAATGTCCCTGATTCGATTTTTTGACTTTTTGCATACTTTAACAGTTCTCTTCTTAAATCACTTCTTAAAGGAACATCTCGTTCTTTCCCTTTATTGTAAATAGTGATGTATTGCTTGGCTTGTTCAATATTTTCAAGCGTGAAATATTGAAGTTCTCCAACCCTTATACCGGTATAAGCCAGCACCTTCATGATCATATGGTCCTGTATCATTCCTTTTTTCTTAGACATTCTAAGCATTCTTTTAAAATCTGCAGGTTCAAGAACATCTTCTATTGAAGTTCTTTCTTGCTCTTTTATTGTTTTGAGGCAATAATCTGAAACGTGTTTTTTTAACTTTTTCTTTGAATAATCATCATTTTCATTCAGCTCTATGTATTTAATGAATTTATTAATGATTATTATGTAGTTATTTACAGTCTTGGTTGAATACTTTTCTATCATCTTTGATTTGTAATCAATCAAAGATTTTTTTGAAATTTCTTCATTTTTTGTTTCTAACATTGCATCTTTGAAATTTCTAGCAACAAGAGCATACTTTGTGTAGGTCTTTGTAGCTTTTTCATCTAGAATTTCATCATCAATGAAATCTTCAATGTACTTTTCTAACATGCTTTTAGTTAGAGTAAATTTATCTTTCAATCGTTCAACCTCCTTTTTTGACCACTGAAATTCATCTTGTCTTTAATTTTCATCCTTACATAGATATAGAAAAGCCGATTGACTTTGTTATATCTGATTTCATAATCTAGAAAATCTTTAGATTTAAAACTTTCTAGCATGAATTTTGAAATAAGCGTAGGATCTTCTATCATCCTGCTTATTTTTCTTTTTGAAAATCTAGTAAAAGCTTTTCTTTCCAATGGCTTTTTTAAGTTTTTGGATGATTTCCATCGCTTTTTCCCTTTCGGGTCTTTAGCGAGATAATTAGCAAGTCCAGTAAGGCCATATTCATCAGGTTCAAGTTCTTCTATTTTTGTTCTTATTCCTAATGTCCACAGTTTTTTTAAGAGCAATCTATCTATTGTACCTTCGACGATCATATGATGATGTACTCTTATTTTTTTGTCTTTATCAAATTCAGTTACATAGACGTACTTTGAGTTTTCTAAGCCTAGCTTTTTTCTTCTGTAGTTGATTTTTCTAATGAAGTTGCTGACATTCTTTTCAGCTTCTTCAATTGAATCTGGAAGATTTTCATTTGAATAAGTTAGATGCATCACGTAATCATTTTCATCGAAATTGTTATTGATTAATCTTATAAAATACTTTCTAGCGTTTTTTTCATTTAGATTTTTCTTATAAGCTTTTGATGGTTTTTTCTTTATCCTGTATTTATTTATTTCTTTTTTTGAAAATACTGGATAAAGTTCTACTTCAAACTGATTTCCACTTTGAATTGTCTTTGATACGTAATGATGATCTATTTTATTGAATTTCAATAGATCACTTATTTCTTTCTCTTCTAGATTGCTGATGGATGTATCAAATAGATTTTCGTAATCGTAATCTAGTTTCGTCGACTTGTTAGTATCCATTACAAGAGATTTATTGCATCTTCAAATAAGCATATTATCCACTTTAAAACTGTACAGTTTTGACATGTTATGATATACTAAAAATGTTCAAGAGAATATTTTTACAAGTTCATTTGGAGATGCTATCGATTAATTTTAATTGATAGCTTTTTCTTTTATTTAAAATTAAAGAAAAAGCTTGTCTATTCTACGATTAATCACTTGATACATGTTATCTTTTATTAAAAACATATTGATATCCTTCAATAGTT